TGGGTATTATACCTAAGTCAACAAAGGGACTCAAACCATTCCCTAAAAAACGTCCAATTAAAAAGAAGAAACGTAAGGTACTTACTTGATTTTTGTTATAAATAGAATAGTAATTAAGTAGGAAATACAATTGTCTGACATATTTAAGAATTTATCAAAAGAAGCTTTTAAGGCTGGGATTACTCCGCGCACTAAAGAATCGATAAAATGGTTCCGTGAAAGAGCTGCTGATATGGGTAAGATCAAGCAACGGTCTCAGCTCATGAAGGAAGACGAGCTAGTCCTTAGATCTAAAAGTCTTAATGGCCAAATGTTAATGTATTTCTATGATCCTAAAGGTAAAGATGATTTACCCTATTACGATAAGTTTCCATTAACAGTTGTTGTCGACAAAGCTCCTGGTGGATTTTACGGCCTAAATCTTCATTACCTTCCGCCATTACTTAGAGCTAAACTACTCGACTCTCTAATGGAAATAACAAATAATACTAAATATAATGAAACCACTCGTATGGAATTCACGTATAAGAAACTTAAAGCTGCATCTAAATTTAAATGGTTTAAACCTACTTTCAAACACTATCTAACTGAACACGTAAAATCCAAATTTGCTATAGTACCAGCAAGTGAATGGGAAATTGCAACGTTCCTACCTACCGCTGATTGGAAGAAATCTGGTCAGCAAAAAGTGTGGGCTGACTCAAGGAAAAACTATTAATGGGATATTCTATTGACCAACTAAAAGGTGTAATTAATAAGGGCGGTGGTCTAGCAAAGACTAACGTATTTAGGATTACATTGCCGCCATTACAAAGCAAACCCGGCCAAGACCAGCAAACAGTTAATTTACTATGCAAGGCCGTCAATATACCCGGTAAAGGAGTTGCGAGTGTCGATAAAAAAATCGGTCCTATTACTCAAAAAATAGCGAACGGTATTTTATTTGCCGATGTTAGTTTTACCTTCATGGTACTCAATGATTTTGGCATTAAAAATTATTTTGATAGGTGGGCTGATTTAGCAATAGATCCTATTACTTTTGAGTTAGGATATAAAAACGAATATTCTAAACAGGTAAAGATTGAATTCTTAAAACCCGGGGTTGGGTTACCGGTTTATAAAACAAGTTTAGGATTACCAAAGCTTCCGAGTAGTTTACAAAATCGATTACCTAAGATTGGACCATTCGATTTTGCGCAAGGTCAATTGGATTTAAACTTTCTTACTGATGATGATGTGACATACACCGTCTTTTTACAAGATGCATTCCCGACTGCTATTACTGGTATCGATCTTTCTAACGATCCAGACGGGATTGCTGAAGTAACAGTCGAGATGAGTTATACAAATTGGACGTCAGAAATACAAAAACAAGATCCGATGTCCGATCTCATCGAATTGGGCCTTGGATCTTTGGCAAGTCGTATCGGACAATGATTATAAATATAAAATACAATGACCATATAAAGGAAAAATAAAGTGGCACTACCTATTCTAAATAATGCAACGTTACATGAGTTGACAATACCAAGTACGGGCAAAAGCGTAAACTATAGACCGTACCTTGTAAAAGAAGAAAAGATTTTATTACAAGCAAAAGAATCAAATAACGATAAACAAATGATGCAATCAATAACTAAATTAATTGCATCATGCGTTGAAGGTATAAATGTTAATGAATTGACTACGTTTGATGTTGAATATATTTTCTTACAATTGCGCGGTAAATCATCCGGAGAAGTCATAGACGTCGGATATAATTGTCCACACTGTGAAGTCACAAACAAAATTCAAGTTGATCTTGAACACGTTAAAATGGCCGGTGATATTAGCTATACCGCCACCATTATTGAATTAACGCCTGATATTAATCTCGAATTAAATTACGTCAAGTATAATAAAATGATTAACAGCATGAGTTTTAAAAAGAAGGCTGATGAAAATGCCGAAGTATTCACGATGGTTAAACATGCTATCGTGTCGGTGAATACAAAAGAAGAACGAATGGTTTTTGGCGATGAAACAGTACAAGATCAAGACACGTTTATCGATTCTTTATCATCAGCACAATTTCAAAAACTTACTGAATTCCTTACAGACGGACCTAGTGTAGTTTATAACAGCACACACGCGTGCACGGCATGTCAAAAAGAATTTGATATTGAATTAAAAGGAATGGATAGTTTTTTTTAGTAGCTCTATCTCATAATAGTCTAGAAAACTATTATAAACTAACTTTTATATTAATGCAAGAATATCATTATAGTTTGACCGAGATAGAGAATTTGATACCATGGGAATTGGACATCTATATGATATTATTACAAGATCATTTGGAAGAACAGAAACAAAGACATGAAGAAGAAGCAAGGAGTATGAAATAATGTATGATTATAAAGCTAAGGTAGTAAAAGTAGTAGACGGCGATACCGTAGACGTCGACATTGATTTAGGATTCGGTATTGTTCTTGCAAACGAACGTGTTCGCGTGATGGGTATTGACACTCCTGAATCTCGTACCCGCGATAAGGTCGAAAAGAAATTTGGCCTAGCGGCTAAGAAAAGAGTTAAAGAATTACTTGGTAAAAAATGTGTACTCCATACCCAAGTAAGTAAAAAAGGCGAGGATATGAAAGGCAAGTTCGGTCGTATCCTTGGTGATTTTGATTGTTATGATGCCAAAACAGATTCATGGCGTCGGATGACAGAGATCTTGACAGACGAAGGACATTGCGTTCCTTATTTCGGCGGATCAAAAGAAGAAGTAAAAGCTCAACATATGATAAACCGTGAAAGATTAATCAAAGAGGGCGTAGTAACCTTATAAGGTAAAGAATCATGGCAGATACAGAAGACAATCTCAAAAAACAAGATAAGCGCGCAGAACAAGATACTGCGATAGCTAAAAAAGGTTTATCACTCACACAGATGAGTTTTGATTTACAACAAGAGTCATATGAAACCAGTAAAGAAATATTATCTAAAGCTGAAAATGCCGAAAAGCTTGCGATACAACAAGCAAAAAATACTGATGGCATTTTAAAGGCTGGTAAAGAATCTGCCGAGATTGAGGAAGAGAAGTTAAACGTTGCCAAGCGCGCCTTTAAGTTTACTAAAGACAGCATCTCAAAGGGCGCTAAACTCGCGGGCTTAAAGGCAAAAGAACAATTTGCCGACGCCAAAGAATTCATAGGCGGAGTGAAAGACAAAATTAAAAACGGAGCAAAGGCCTTAGCCACAGGGTTTTGGGCGGCGTTAAAGACCGCACTAAGCATCGCTCTTTTTGGGCTATTCGTAAAAAATATACCGAACATTTTTGAGGCTATTGGCTTATTAATGCAAGGGAGATTTAAAGAAGCTTGGGATTTAATCATGCCGAGCTTTGATACTCTATGGAAATGGGCAATCCCTTTCGGCGTCTTTGCAGGTGGATTATGGCTCAAATGGAAACTTATAAAGTTTGGTCTTAAGACGATAGGTGGTATATTTGGCTTACTAGGTAAAGAAGCTACAGCGGCCGCGGGTTTTATAGGACCGATAAAACCCGGATTCTTTAAAAGAATGGGTATTGGCGCCATGAAAAAATGGAGACTCTGGCGCGCAGGGATGATGGTACCGCCGCCAGTAGTACCGCCAATCGTCCCGGCGGCGGCAAGAAACGCAGCTAGGCGCGCCGCGCGCGCGGGAAGAACAGGATTATTCAATAATATTCCGCGCAGTACCGAAACATTCAAACCGAGTAAAAAAATTAAATTACCGAAGATACCTAGATTTGGTCCGATAGTGTCGAAATTAGCCAGGTTTGCGCGCACATTTGGAACTATGATTCTACGATTAGGTCCTATGATAATGGCAGCCGGATCTGCTATAATGACGGGTCTTGGTGCCCTTGTATCGGCGATCTTCACGCCTGTAGGTCTTATCATTGCCGCGGTTGTCGCAGTCGGTGCCGTACTGTTTTTCGCGTATAAGCATTTTAAAAAGAAATGGAAAATCGACAGTTTTAAAGATATGATGAAAATAGCATTCGGAAAACTTTTGGATTTGATTGGCACGGTAATAAATGCCTTTACTGCTATCAGTCGTTGGGGAATGCGTCTATTCGGATTTGATAGTGCCGCAGATAAGATTGAAGATGCAGAAAAATTTATAACCATAGATACCAATAGAGGTGAATTGGCAAAAATCGCCGGGCAAGAAAACACAAGAGTTAGTAGATTAAAAGCTGCTAAAGAAGCTGAATTAAAAGCTATAAGCGATAAACGAAACGCCAGTAATATTATTATTGCACAAAATAGTAATAGTGGTAATATAATAACTACTAATAATAATACATCACTGGTAGGTGGAGCAGAACCTGCGTCAAGACCTACCGGAAATCCTTATGGTGAATTGAGTAACTTGTTCGCATCGGCATCGGCGGCATAAAGACAAAAAAATGCGGAGGGATAACAACAAACCCTCCGCATCTCTCTCAGTATTATGATTACTCTTGAGCTAACTTAGCGAAATAACTAAGAGTAGCATCGTCATCCGTTTCTGTAGCGGCAAATT